CCCCTAGCATCAATGGTCGCCGCCGCACTAGGCGTCCCCGTAACCATGCTGCTAGGCGACCCAGGGCAGACCGGGGCGCGGGCCGTAGCCGAAACCCTAGACCGGCCAATGCTCAACGACCTCATGGCGCGGCAACACCTCTGGCAAGAAACATACAGGGCAATCCTAGGGCACGTCATCGACGCCGCCATAGCCGCCCCGCAAGGCCCACTCAAAGGCACCGTGAAACAGGCCGCCGGGCAATGGGACATCACCCTACCCGAAGGGGTAGAACGCACCCTAGTGTTCCATTTCCCAGACCTCAACGAGCAGACGCTAGCCGAGACCATCGACGCCGTAACCAAAACCTACGGGACAGGGCTAGTACCCTACGAGACCTTGGCGCTGCTCACCCTGCGCGCGCTAGGGGTGCGCGACCCCGACGAAATCATAGCGGGCATGACAGACCCAACCACAGGGGAGTTCATACCCGCCGGGGCCAACCTAGCCGACGCAATCATAGCGCAAGCGACACGCGGAGAGAGGAGTGACGAATGACCGTGCACATGGCAGCCGCCGAAGCCGCGCAACGCCTCAAAGACCAAACCGAACGCATGCTAGCACTACCCGAGACAACGCTAGCCACACAATGGGCCGCAGCATGGGAAACACTAGAGGCAGCATTCGCCGACGCCATCCGGGCCGCGCAAGACCCCACCACAGGGGCAGCCCCCGGGTGGCGCATCCTCCAAGCAAACCGCACCCACGAAGCCCTGCAGCACGCCCGCGAAAAACTAGAGGAACTACTCGCCGAATACGCGGGCGTAACCGCAGACATCACCATCCCCGACGCAATCAACAGCGCACTAGACGCACACGCCAGGATGGTAAAAACACAGCTACCCCTCACCTACGCGCTCTCCCATACACTCAATACCATCTCGCCGGAAGAAATCGACTGGATGGTGCAACGTACAACCCAGCGCATAACCACCCACACCCTGCGGCTCCCCGCCGAAATCGAAACCAAACTAAAACACGCCCTCATACGCGGCACAGCAACCGGCGCAAACCCAGAAGAAACAGCGCGGCAACTACTCAAACAAGTAGGCGACACCTTCAAAGGCGGGCTACCACGCGCAACCATGATCGCCCGCACAGAAACCCACGACGCGCAACGCCACGCAACACAACAATGGGAGAGCCGTAACACCGACATCCTAGAAGGCTGGGTATGGGTAGCCGCCCTAGACAAACGCACATGCCCCGCATGCATCGCAATGCACGGCACCACCCACCCCACCACAGAGCCAGGCCCAAACGACCACCACCGCGGCAGGTGCACCCGCGTACCCAAAACCAAACCCTGGGCACAACTCGGCATCAACCAAACCGACACCGCACCAAAAATCCAAACCGGCGAGCAATGGTACCGCTCACTCACACCACAAGCGCAAGCCGACATACTCGGTGCGCAACGCGCCCACCTCATAAACACCGGGCAAATACCATTCACCGCCCTAGCCCAAAGAACAACAACCCCGGGCTGGCGCGACACCATCACCCAACGCCCACTACGCGACCTAAAACAGAAAGCCAAAAATGCCTAAAACACTCACCCGCGAATCAGCAGGCGGACAACCAACAAGCGACCTAACCGGCGCAAAAATAGCAATCACCATCATCACCCCCGGCCAAGGATCAAGCGGCTACTACCCACCCGAAACCATCTCGGGCGCCGCCCACCTCTTCCCCGCCGGAACACACATGTACATCAACCACCAAACCGAAAACGAAGAATGGGAGAGGCCCGAAGGCGACCTCAACCAACTAGCCGGAGCACTAGCAACCCCCGCCACCATCAACCCAGAAACCGGGGCACTAGAAGCAACCGCAGAAATCTTCGAATCACACCGAAAATTCCTAACAGACCGCGCACACATCATCGGCGTAAGCATCAACGGAACCGCCAGCATCAACCCCGACGGCATAGTAGAAGCAATACACAGCATCCGCTCCGTAGACTTCGTAACCCGCCCAGGACGCGGGGGGCGAATCGACCAAATCCTAGAACACCAGAAGGAGGACGAAGGCGAAATGCCAAAACCCCATGAACAGCAGAACCCCGTGGAAGAAATCACAGGCACCAACGACACCCTGGAAAACAACGCCCCCGGTGAGGCCGTGGCCGGTGAAACGTCACCCGCCAGCGACGAAAACACCGCCGACGCGGCAGCCGAAGCAGTAGAGCCGGGGCCGGTGGAGAATGACGGGTGCGCCGAATCGGCCCGTGAGTCCGCCGTGTCTGAGGCCGCCCGCCTCGCCACAGAGAATAAGGTGCTGCATGAGCGTATCGCGGTGTTGGAGGGTGAGGCCCGCCGCGCCGTCGTTGAGTCTATCGTTCGTGAAGAGTTCCACGGCATCAACGCACCACACGCCGTGAAAACCCTCACAGAGGCAGGGGCGGCGGACAAAAACCTAGACGCCGAAGCATTCCGTGAAAGCGTCCGCGCCCACGCCGCCGAGTACCCGCGTGCCCCCTACGGCGCACCAGGCGTCTACGGCATCCCCGCCGGTGGTGGGGATACCGTCACTGAATCGGACATCATCAAAGCAATGAAAGGCTAAACCATAATGGCTAAGAACCTCGTCTACCCCCGCGCCGAACACATCAGCGTACCCTCACCCGCCGACGTGAAAAGCGGCGACCCCGTAGTAGTCGGCACCAACGACGCCGGTTACGCCGGTGTGGCAATCATCGACGCAGCGAACAGCTACCCGGTAACCCTAGACCTCGTAGGCTCCTGGCTGATCCCCGTCAAAGAAAAGGTGAACGCCGGGCAGCGCGTGAACGTAGGCACCGACGGGAAGCTAACCACCGGGGCAGGCAAGAAATGGGGTGTGGCCCTGGAAGGCTCCGCAGCCCCCGGCGCTGACGCCCATGTGAAGCCGCTCGGCGCATTCTAAACCACCCCCGACAAGAAGAGAGAAAACTCATGAGCAAAGACTTTCTACACGCGGACAAAATCGCTGAGGCTGGTGTGCCCGGCGGTGATCGCATCATTGAGGCCGCACGCCTTTTCCGTGCAGGCATGACCGGCACCCCCTCCGCCCAGGCCCGCCTGAGCGAAGCCATGACCACTAGTGACTTCCCTACGCTCCTGGGGCAGGCCCTAGAAATCGACATGCTGCACACCTACCGTGACTATGTACCGCAGTGGCAGGGCATCGCCGACACAACCGAGGTGGCGGACTTCCGACCCAAGACCCTCAAAGACCTCTTCGGCCCCGTAGACTACGAGCTGGTGGCTCAGGGCGAAGAGTACAAGGCCACATCGCTGAGCGACACCAAGCACGAAATCAAGGTGCAAAAGTACGGCATCACCCTCCCCTTCACCTGGGAGATGCAGCTCAACCAAGAATGGGAACAGCTCGCACGCATCCCCGACCGCCTAGCGAAGGGCGCACGCAAGCGCGAAGACCGCGCCGTAATCGAAGCCTTCGTAAGCAACGCAGGCCCCCGCGCCACCTTCTTCAAGGGCAAGGCCGCCGTAGCAGCCAAGCCGCTCACCATCGCCAACCTTTGGGAAGCGTACAAATCCATCACCCAGCGGTTGAATAACGATGGTGAACCGGTAGACACCGGCAGTCTCGTGCTGGTAGTCCCCAAGACCCTTGAGGCTGATGCGCAGCGTATCCTCAACACTGAGCGGATCAAAACCACCGTGGGGGACACCACCACCGAAGAGAGCAACTATTTGCGCGGCGTGTTCACGCTCAAGGTTCTTGACGGCCTCACCGCCGTAGACAAGTCCAGCAAGGCCGCGACCACCTGGTACGTTCTCCCCGGTGTGGGAACCACTAACCCCGCCCTGGTGAAAGCGTCTCTGCGCGGGTACGCCGAGCCGGACATTCGTGTGAAGAACGACGCGGGCCGCAACGTCGCCGGTGGGGACATCGACCCGACCGCCGGTTCTTTTGACCGCGACACGATTACTTACCGTGGGCGTCACGTGACAGGCGCCACCGCCGTATACAACACCGCCGTGTACGCATCTACCGGCGCATAAAACAGGATGGAGGGCCGCGCCCATGATAGAGAGAGATATTAGCCGGGTGCGGCTCCTCATTGCCGACCTGCCACGGGATGGGGAGGCGGGGTGCGGTACGGGCACCCTGCTCACCGATGTGCAGTTGGAAGACCTGCTAGACCTGTCCGGCGGGAACGTGAAGCGGGCTGCAGCCCGGGCGCTCCGAACCATCGCCACTAGCGAGGTGCTGCTGTCCAAGAAGATAACGCAGCAGGATTTATCGGTTGATGGCCCGGCGGTTGCGGCTGAGCTGAGGGCGCAGGCTGACGCGCTGGATGCTGAGGCGCAGCGTGACGAAGACCGGGCGGGCAGCAGCGGCGCTTTCTGGGAGGCTCTGGGGGGCCTGCACGGCTCGGCTATGAGTGAGGGCGCATCCCCCCGGGCATCAGCCTATGGGGGTGGGTTTGGTTGGTACTAGCGAACAGCCGCGTCGTGCCCCGTGGGTGGGGTGCTAGGCAGGCCCCCGTCCTGCTCGGGTCAATGAACAGCACGTGCGCCCTCTACTCCCCCGGGGCACCCGACAAGGACAACCCGCTAGAAGGGCCGGGGGAGCCGCGCATAGAGTATGAGGGCATCCCCTGCCGCGTGCAAGAGCTAAACCTATCCGGTAACACGCAGGATGCTACGGGGCAGCTTGACGCGG